GCATTCTCATAGTTGTCTTTCTGCTCTTTACGCTCCGCAAGAGAAGCAGTTTCAGGTAACGTAATTTTTTCTGGCATGTCTGGAAAGAACATCTCAGGGTCAACGTTTATACACTCTTGCGTTCCGTCAAAGCTTGGCGCCTCAATCATTTTTTTCTCCTTAACTATTGATTAGTAGTACTCTACACACAACCACTGACATAATGCAAGTTGGGCGAGATTTTTACTCATATTTCCTGTTTAATTATTAAGTGGCAATTACTTCGGAAAATACCGTACCATGCATTTTGTAGAACCCAAAACTGAAGGCATTTAGTATGTTAAACAACGTGAGTACCTGGGGTCAAGTAGTTACCTCAGCCATTGAAATCCTAGCCATTGTATGGGCAGGAATTAAGTTTTTAAATAAAGTTGTCCGTAAATTGGATAAACTCGATGAAATTGATGATAGAATTAAAAAAGTGGAGTCGCAGTACGTTCCTAATGGGGGCTCTAGTATGCGCGATGCGGTTAACCGTATTGAGAAGCAAGTAGACAACCTACAGGAGCGGTTGGAACATCACATCGATAATAATAATAAATAAACAGGAGAACTATGAAACTCACTAAGAATCAAGTGTTAGCTATTGCTCAGCATTACGTCTACGCCGCTGTAGCCGCAGTAGGTGCTGCTATTATTGCAGGAACTACTACGCCAAAAGATCTAGTAATTGCTGCTCTTGCTGGCGTATTTGGGCCAGTACTTGCTGCGCTTAATCCTAAAGAAGTTAAGTTTGGAATTGGGTACCTTCCTCCACAGGTAGCATCAGTTGTGTCTGATGTAGTTGCCGAGGCAGCTAAGGCGCCTAAGAAGTCCGCTAAGTAGCTTTAAATTGCTTTAGGGAGGGCGTAGAGCCCTCCCTTTTGCTATTCTTGTATCATGCACGTCATACGTACTGTAGAGACCTTCCAGGGCCATCCTGTGCCCTCCAGAGTAACCCGCCCACAAGGCCCATTTCCTGCTGAGTTGTTTAGGCAAGAACCTGTTAACTATGAATATGAGCAGGCAATGCCTGAAGATGGTTCTGACTTTAGGGCTGGGGCTACAGCCCAAAATAACTTTGAGCCTCCTTTATGGCTTCGTTGCTACGACTGTCACGCACGAGTCCGCGAGGATGAGACCGAACTACATGAGTGCGATGAGTAATGGATAGAGGACAACAATTTCCAGAAGTTGAGGGACTTTATAATCAAATAAAATCCCAGTACCCTGATGTAAAATTTGGTTTGCAGGTACACCCCAACCGTATTCATTTAGATACGCTTATTGTACCTAAGGAGCAAAGAGGTAAAGGTATAGGCACGGACATTATGCGGCAAGTGACTAGTGCAGCGGATAAAAATGGTTGGCTTATGAGTGTTACCCCTTCTACTGATTTTGGGTCATCTATGTCCGCCCTTACTAAATTTTATGGGTCTCATGGATTTACACCTAATAAAGGGCGTAAAAAGAATTTTGAGATATCAGAAGCAATGATTAGGAACTTTAATGGATAAAGGACCCCAATTCTCTTTAGATCCATCTATGACAGCATCTCCTGAAACAATGGCAGATACTGGCACAAGATGTGGCGTTCCACAGGTGGGTACAAACAGCGTCAAGTACTATCAAGCATGGAGAAATAATGGCTGTTAACCCAGACGAGCTGTCTATGCTAGAAGATGACGGGGATTTTGATACCCACGATGCTACTCAATTCGCTAAGTTGGAACTAAAGGGCACATCTACTATTAACCCACAAAACCCAAGAACTGTAGCAGCTGGGTATGATAGAAACACTAAAACAATGACTGTGGTGTTCCCTAAGAACGTATGGTGGAACTACTACGATGTTCCAGAGGATGTATGGTTAGACTTTAAGTCCGCATTCTCTAAAGGTAGATTCTTAAAATCTAACGGGTTTGACTCTGGAGTTTACGATATGGGCCCTGTGGATATGGGTCAAATGTCGTCTCGTCAAAGGGCTACTTTGAACACTGTTGCCAGAGATGCTGCTCGTATGCAGCAACTAACTAGAGGCACCCAACGTAAGGGCGAAACACGCGGCGTCCAAAATGTGCCTCTGAATGAGCTAAACTTACCTACTATATCGAGAAGCCCGTCACCCCATGGAGATATTGCTTAATGCTAAACATTGGACCAATATACGTAACAGGGTTAAAATACCCGCACCGTAAACCACTACCTGTTGTAGAAATTGGCTGGACAAATGAAATTGAAGAGCCATTTCGTAATGGCAGTTGTTTAGTTATTCGTCTACCATTCACTAAACCAGCTCTTGTTATTGGGTGGTGGAAACATAGTCAAGATGAAGACGACGCTTTAACCGCTGCAATTTGGGGGCGTAAATTGGATGTTTCTGTAGAGGAACTGCTGGAATGGGATTAGCATTTTGGCGTAAGCCAGAACCTCTAACAAAACCTTTTCCTGAAAAGCTGGCTAATAGGGTATCAAAGATTGCAACTCCAGACCTGAGTTCTTGGATCGATCAGGCATTATCTGAGACTAGTCGCAGTATGAGTAGTTATGCTAGTTCTGGCGATAAGTTACATTTAGACGAAGCACTTATCGGAGCAGAAGCCGTGAACGCTTTGGTTTCGGAATTACACGCCAGATTTATGGTATAGTAGTAAGTGCCTTACCTCTTCCCTCTCCTATGGTGGCAAAGAGGCCCTAGTGAATTTCCCTCCTTTCGCACTAGGGCCTCTTTTTTATTACTGTAAACTATAAGTAACCGATTTACCAGTTTGGACAACACATGAGTGAACACCAGTTTTACATAGACTCTGGAGAAGACGGTCTTTACGAAACCGTTGAGCAAGAGGATATTGATACAGAAGAGGCAGACGAACTATCTAAAGAGTTCGTTAACAAGCTCATCGATAAGATGATGCAATTCATGAATGCGCTTGTAGGGTATGAGCTTCACCCATACCAGGTTCCTTTAGCTAGGCGTATCATGGAATCTGTAATTATCAATGATAGCGCGGAAGTAACGGCCCTAGCCGCTCGCCAGTCTGGAAAATCAGAGACTATTGCCAACACCGTGGCAACCCTAATGGTCTTGTTACCACGACTTGCAAAGATGTACCCAGACCTACTAGGTCAGTTTAAAGACGGTATTTGGATTGGACTGTTTGCTCCTGTTGAAGGTCAGGTAGAAACTCTATTTGGTAGAACGGTGGATCGACTTAGCTCTGAGAGAGCTTTAGACATCCTTGGAGATCCAGAGATTGATGATACTTTGGGTAGAGTCCCTGGTGTTACAAGACAGATCCGCCTAAAGAATTCGGGCTCTACCATGATGATGATGACCGCGAACCCTCGCGCTAAAATTGAATCTAAGTCCTTCCACCTTATCGTTATTGACGAGTGTCAGGGGGCAGACGACCACATGGTTGACAAATCAATTTCCCCTATGCTTGCGTACTACGCGGGAACTATGGTTAAAACAGGTACCCCGTCTAATACCAAAAATAACTTCTACAAGTCTATTCAATTAAATAAACGTACCCAGACATCCCGAGGTAAGAGACAGAACCATTTCCAGTGGGACTGGAGAGACGTATCTAAAGTTAACTCTAAATACGCTAAGTTTATTGAAAAAGAAAAGCTTCGTATTGGTGAAGACTCCGACGAGTTCCAGATGTCTTACAACTGTAAGTGGATGCTTGAAAAGGGTATGTTCATTACATCTACAGTTATGGAAGAACTTGGCGATACCAGTATGGAAATTGTTAGGTCTTACCACCGTAGCCCTGTAGTTGTAGGGATTGACCCCGCTCGTAAGATGGACTCTACAGTTGTTACTGTGGTCTGGGTAGACTGGGATAGACCAGATGAATTTGGTTTTTACGACCACCGTGTGCTTAATTGGATGGAGATCCAAGGAGATGACTGGGAAGACCAGTACTTCCAGATCGTTAACTTCTTAGCCAATTACAACGTTTTCATGGTAGGTATTGACGCTAATGGTGTCGGTGACGCAGTAGCCCAACGCCTTAAACTGCTATTACCTAGAGCAGAAGTTATTTCCCTAACCAGTAGCCCAACAGAGCAGTCCAAACGCTGGAAGCACCTTAAGGCTCTTATTGACCGCCGTATGATTGGGTTTCCTAACCATGCCAAGACCCGTCGTCTGCGTACGTGGAAGCGTTTTTACCAGCAAATGACAGACCTAGAGACTAAGTTTAAAGGCCCTAATTTCATGGCCGCAGCTCCCGATGAGGCTCACGCACATGACGACTACGCCGACTCTTTAGCTATTGCTTGTGTACTTACATTGGATATGACCATGGTTGAAGCCGAGGTATCTAGTAATCCATTTTACTCAAGGTAGTTTGAGTTTAGTCTGACATTTGCCCCAATACAGGGCACAATTTAAATGAGGAACCTCAACCCTTAATTAAGGAGTATCTCCATATGTCAGAGATCATTGCACCTGCCCCTCAGTTCCCTGAGAAGACAGGTACTATTTACGACCGCACCTTCAGTCCTGCATTGCCAGGACAGCGTGGACCACTTCGTTTTGAAGAAGGTATCGCCACCGACACGGATGTCCCTATGGAATTTACCAAGGGCGCTATGCAGGGCTACATGCCAGCACCAGGCCGTGTTAACCATAACGCAAACGTATTCGAAAAGTTCCCAGAGGAGACCATGCGTGAACGCGCACACGTCGGCTCTGCAGCTTGGGTAGAAGCGCCAACAGTACTTGTTGACTTTGCTTCTGAAGCATTTGCTGATCATGGCGATAACCACTTTGAAGAAGTATTCCGTGACGGCGGTCATCAATACCGTTTGAACCCAGCCGTCGTTCAAGACTAGACTCGCTACCTAAAAGTCCCCTCCGCCTTTAAAGCGGAGGGGCTTAAGGATTTAATATGGCTCTTATTCAAGGTAAAGCGGTCCAAGAAGGACCGAAGCAATACCCTGCTAATCCTAAACTTTGGAACATGTACGTAGCACAAGCTAAATCACGCTTTCGTGTTTACCCTTCTCCAGCCGCGGCTCACTGGGTACACAGTCACTATTCTCAATCTGGTGGAAGTTTTGTTGATCACGAAAAAGATGTTGACCCACGTTTCCGCGATTACGTGCAAGAGTCAATCGATAAACGTATTGCCGCTCAAAAAGAAAAGGTAACCAAGCCAGTTGGTCGTGGCGGTATCCGTGGCGAACGTTTTCGTGGATAGTATTATTTTTATGGTATCATTAATATGTTTACCAGAGAGGAAGCTAAGTGAGTATTGATTTCTCACCGCCCAGTTATAGGGCGGCTTCTTCCGACTTAACTATCTCAATTTCCCCTCTGGGTCTTGTAGAACTTGCAGATGAAGAGTTTGAGGTTC